CTTGAGAAAAGACGATAAATATAATTCGAAATGAACTATAAATATCGTTTGTTAAACCTGCTTTTCTGTAGGGTCAGGCATTAACTAAGTAAATCGTAACAGTGATCTCCGGCACCAATGCCTATTGAGCACGATAACGGAGGTACAACGAAAAACTATCATTGTTAAAAACATAGGTGGGGGATCGGGACCACAGGTCCATCAACTAGAACGTTATTTCAGAAGACGTTCTTTGTTTCATGATGAAGTAAACTTCAAATCAACATCACTACGATTTTAAGGAATTTTATAATTAACCTACCGGGGCCGTCAAACATGGGCTTGACCGGTGAGGACGCTAAACCAGCTGCGTCTCGTACGAATTTTGGGAAGCGCTCATCACACGCTGAAAGTTAAAGTTTTAACCTAAACAAACTTACAAGAGATTAGGCATCCAGACAGTTATACACGGTCGAAACGTGTGTTCTTCATTTTATAAGTAAAAGAATAAAAACTTTCTCAAAAGTTTATGATCATAATCCAACCATTGGAGGCACACTAAGGAAACCTCCTAGATTATAATCATCTGAAGCAGATCTAAGTAAAGAACATAGAGTAGCAACAGAAGGAGTTGTTGTTCTAGAGACATAAATTCTAGGAGCTGTTGTTAAATCATTAACATTGTATCCATAAGTAAAATTACCAGAAGAAACACTTAAATCAAAATTATTTCTAGAATGGTACAAACTATATTGAGGAATCTGAACTTCTCCAGAATATCCAGCTTTATAATAAGTTGCGGGCACACCAGCTCTAGCAGGAGCAGTATTTTCAACAGCACCATCAGCAGCGCTAAAATTAAAACCAGTTCGAGTTAAATTAACAGCTATAGTATGAAAACATCTTATGTAAATGACAAAAGGTTCAGCAGCCGTAACTGCAGTATTATCAATATATTTAAGACGTACACCTCCTCTAGAGTACAAATAACAAGAATTAAGTATACTAATCAAATCAGAAGAAAAATCAGGTGTTTGGAAAAATATAGGGCCACCAGGAGTATACGTTGTATAAGTGTTAGCAAAAGGTAACACATTAAAATATAAACTAGCAGTGGGAACATTAGTAGCTGTAATCAACCATGGCATTTTCAAAAGAGTTCTAAAAGAAGAAATCTTTTCTCCAATGGCAAACAAGGCATTAGTATTATTACCATCAACGGTTCCAGAAGAACCGATAGAAGTCTCAACTATACTACACTCATTTGTTGGTAAATCAAAAGGTTTATTTGATTGAGGAGCTATACCATAAACAGGTGAATTAAGAATCTTTCTAGGAACTGCAAATTCTGCATCAGGTCCCATACAGACTTCAACTATAATAGAAATATCAGTTGATACAGTATCAGGTGCTACTAGAGGATCAAGCACATTGACAAATAATGTTCCAGTGGATATGGGATAGAAAAGAAGACTTTTATAAGGAGAAGAAGATATATAAGGAACAGAAATGGTAAATTCATTACAATTTCTAATATCAATTATCTCTCTATGTATATAGTCCGTGTCATTTAAAGTTATGCTAGCAGGAGAAGATGCCAAAGCATCCTCAAAAGGAGAAAAAGAAATAGCTAATCTACCAGAATGAAATTCAGTTTTAACTAATTTAAATTTATAAACCATAGTTCCTCGCCAATAAGTAAACATGCTTGCAACAAGGTGCATGGGAGCACAATCAGACACATTAATACCATTAACTACTCTTGTAATTCTGGTTGCAGTAGGAATAACTTCAAGAGCAAGTAAAGATGTCCCAGCAATCTGAGTACCCAACCAAGGAATAGTTGTATAGTAAGAAGGAATACTAGTAAGATACTTGAAATCAAGTTCATCAACATCGGTTCCAGAAAAACCAATAGCTTTCCCAACTTGATTCTTATAAGAAAAGGACAACGGAAACGAATTATCGGGACCATCAACATTAGCTGAATATGGTAAATAATTTTGAGTAATTCTTTGTGAATGTTCAAGATTAATTGGTTTAGACCAACCAAAAACAGAAGCAGCTGAAGCTAGAATATCACTGTACCAAGCGGTTGCCGAAGCATACCCACTCAGCAATGGAACTCTAGTAAAAATATTGGCAGTGTCTCTTACTCTAATTAAAGCGGAAGAAATGGGACCCATTTGACTACTATTCTGTTCAACTTCAGTTTCGTTCTTTTTCTTAACTTGGGATGTAAAAGGCCGTGTTGATTGAGGTACAGCGGCACCAATGAGTTCAACATCTTCAAAATGAGCCCATAAAGTATAACCACAAGTGTTACTACCAGCTGGAGCGACTAATTTAGAATAAGGATAAATCCTAAAGAGACCAAAAGAACCGAAGCTAGAAGTAGAAGTAACAGATTTAAGAGGAAAGAAATTCATAGCACTATTGAATGGAATACGCATAGTAGCCTCAGTATCACAAGATAAATCTAGTTCAACATGAGGTAATTGCGATCTTTGTACCAAAGTATTCTGTAAAGCTGAAATTCTATTAATAGCAGGCGTAGTACTAATATCAGCACCACCAGTAGGCATAAACTGTAAATTATATCTACCTTGTTGAAATCTATTCGCATTAACAACAAGACGTAAAACAGTTGTAGCTCTAAATCCGAAATAACCTCTCAATTTATCAGACATAGTAGCACTATTAGTAATAATGTCATTAGGAGAGAGATAAGGAGGAAAAGCCGAAAATGTATCTGTGGTAGTAAAATTACCAGAGGCAACAATAACAGGTTTAGCAAGAAAATCTCTAATTTCTTGAGAAATTTGGTCCGTAGAACTTTTGAGAAATCTAGGATCCAAACTAATTGGTGCAATTTTGGTCGCAGTAACGACCTCGGCGTCACTCACAAATTGAGTTGTAGACACCTGGGCAGTAGCACCTTCGCCACTTGTCACAGTATTTGGGAAGAGGTTGGTGGGCTGTGAACCATCAACGTTCGTATTTTGATTTGTAGAAGCCAGTATTTTAACTTGGAATAGACATTAACTGATCAGTCTAAACTGCACCGAAGTTCTCTGATAGCGATTGGGCTGCAATCGTCCCATCTGATAGTAAAGTTAAATAACTAAGGACTTCAATGATCTAAAGCAGAAACGAAAATAATGTTTCGGATTTTTATAATTTCGCCTGTAACCAGAAGACCAAGCATTGGGTTCTCACCCCAGAGCCGAATTTAATAAACACATTAAAACAATTCGAAAATTTTAATGTGGTTTTGTCTTATATAATAAGAGATTAGAAGAACACATCCACAGTGCCCAACCTCATTTCTCTATGTCTTTCATAAGACTGATGCAATTCAATTGTAGGTTCTAAATGGGGATAATGTGCTTCAAAACTCTTTATAAGTTTTGGTGCCCATTCCAAAAAGAACTTCTTAGGATGGAGTGATAATTCTAAAATAGCTTCAGAAATATTGGATGCAATGTTATCGGGATCATCAATTTTAACCCAATCAACCATTCTCAAAATTGATTCAATTTTAAGAGGTGCAACCCATATTCCGTCAACTTTACTAAAAACAAAACTTCTTTTAAGAAACTCAATCTCAGTTATATCTCTAAGTTTAGAAGTTGTCTCCCCTTTCTGCTCATTAGTATAAACCATTCCAAGTTCTTTGAGAACTTCACTAATGGTATAATCATTGTACAAATGGCTATAAGCGGGAGTAACTGAATAAGCTACATCATCACCTTGAAAGATGAATTGAGTATTCTTATTCATAGTAATTAAACTACCAACAATTCTTCTCCAAGCGTAAATAAAACAAATTGCATTATAAATAGTATTAATAATAATTGTTAAAGGATGTCCACTTGGAAGAGAAGAAAACCATTCAACAATTAAACCATCATTAATGTGTCGAGAATTCCATAATTCCATAAATAGAACATTTCTAACTCTAGCATTAACGGGACCATCATTATACCATAAATTCATAGCTATAAGAATAACTAATTGAATAAAGGGCTTCTGTCTGCAATCAAATCCAGAATGATCACCGGCACCAATACTATTTACTAAACCTTTGGATAATAACAATCTAGCTATAGTATCCCATTCCGTAGAGAAACAGTTGACACCAACAGCAGAATAATTATGTATCCTGTTCTTCATAAACCATAAACAAAAAGATCCGAAATACATACGAATTACTATAAGATAGATAAAGGGCGCTCCAGAAACTAGTCTGGAATCCTTACCTATAGGTCTTAATTCATCCTTAGAAAAATCTGTAAAAACATGGAACATTCTAATTCCATTCTCAGCATTTTCTATAACAGTAATAACCAATCTTTTAACTTCGATATAAGCGGCATCCTTAACACTTTGAGGGCTAGTAATAGAGAGGAGTTCTCTCTTCAAATTCCTAGCACCAGGAGTATTCATAGGATAACCTACGCTAGTTCCAGCAGCAATAGATCCAAAATCAGGTTCATCTTCAATTCCATAGATGGCCTCATCCATGGTTAACAACCGTCGATCAACCCAAACTTTTGAATTATGTTCAATCGTAGCAAAATAATGTTCACAACATTCACGAATCATATCTTGATTAACTAAAATATCAGGGGTACAATATTTAACTTGTGAATTTATATAAGGGTCTATCCACAAGCCATTTGAATAATATCTACCCATTTTAGCTGGAGCCACATCTACTTTCCAGGAAGATCCATGCATTAAAGAAGGGATAATCTTAGAAATATGGGGTCTACGAGGTGCTTTAATAACTTTACCAATAACATCAAATCTCCTAGGAGCAATATTAATTCCACTTTGTGATACAATAATATTATCATCGTAAAGAGACTCAATTTGAGGTTCAAAGGCTTGAAGTGCATCAAGTAAATCCTCTTGGGTAATAGAACAGGAGAAACCTAATCCTCGCTCTTCCATACCAGCAATGTGCATTCCGAAAAACTTTCGCTTTTCGTTACCTCCAAGAATACATAACAATGTACCACAATCACCTTTAGAAGTTGGAATATCATAGGAATAATTCTCTCGAACTTCCCATGAAACTTCTGGCGAATCTGTAACTGTTATAGGACGGTCCATTGCTGAACCCCTTCCATAAACAAACTCTCTACCATCTTGAATTATAGGTAACATAATTTTAATATTAGCTTTAAACTTATTAAAATCACTTCTTAAAGCAAATCTATCAACAATATCTTTCCTGGGAGGAAATCTATCAGGGAATTGAATTAAAACACCATCTTGAGAATATAACTCAGAATCCTTAACACCCATCAACAATTCTTTAAGGGTTAACAGAAAATCAATCTTGGCCTTTTCGGGTCCATGTGAAATCCTCAAAACTCTATCCAAACGCTCAGGATTATCTTCAATTCCTTCAAGGAAATTATAAACAAAATGATATGGTAATAAAGCAATCCTACCTTTAACAAAGGTAATAGTACCTTGATGTCTCCACGTGCCATCAATATTTTGAATATCCAAATTGAAACAATTACTTGAAACAATGGATCTAATCATATCGATACCGTTAAAATCTGCACCATATTGCGGAGTTGTTATAAAATTCTTAACTGCACTAGCATTCTTAATAAACTTGGGATTAACTTTAGCAGTTCTCATCTTATCAGAAAGACCAAATGATTCAGGTGCTGGTTTCCCAGTCCACCAGGTATACAACCATTTAGCTAGATAAGAAATTAACCCACATCCAGCAAAGAAAGCTATAATCCTGCAAATAGAATCTGCATTCAAGTTCCAAAACTTCTTTATAGAAGCCCAAGTTGGAACCTTGCAAAGATATGCCTCAACAAAAATCTTGACACTATGGAAAGTCCTAATCGGAAGAACTTTCTTACGATTAGCCAAATGAATGTCTAATTTCAAAAACTCAAGTCGATCACTTTCAATTTGATAAGCTACCTCATGGTAGCCGTAAATATCAAGCAGAAAGTGTAACATAACATGAGTTCTAAGATTTTCTTTAAACAAATCTCTAAGCTTTCTTTTAACATTCGGATTAATATTAAGGAAATACTCGAGCTCCCAAACTTCATTATTATGTAAATCATAATATCCTAAAAAGGGTAAATCCTCACCCTCAACCTCATCTGAATCAGTAGAATAACTAGAACCTCCTTGAGGTCTAATAACATCATCTGGTAATTCAGAAAATTCAGCTGGAACTTCTTCGCTCTCAACATTTTCATGTTTTATAATATTCTTATAAGGGTCAGAATACTTAAGAACTTGTTCTTTAAAACGAGATTTGTGAAGAGCAAATCGTTTCCGATGTTCTAACTCAAGAGCTATAGCATCATTAACAACTTGTTCAAATTCAACAACTCTAAAGATATTATCATTTTCATCAGTCTGATGATATAATAATTGGTCTGGTCTTAAATCAGAGACTAACTCCCCATCAATCTCCAAATCTCTTGGATCATTAACAGTTGTAAGAGGTAATTTAAGTTTATCAATACGAGATTTCCATAACTTATCAGCCTGGATCTGTTTCTCAGTCTTCTTTTCAAATTGATTAATACGAGATTTTGGAAGTTTATTCTTATCTATTCGATTATTCCAAACATCTTTTCCAATATCAGCGTCAACCATAAATTCAGGTTTAGGAGTTACAATATAAGACAAATGGAATCTACGTCTCAAAGCCTTATTCGAATGAATAGCTTGAGATTTCAACTCTTGTTGATTAGTAGTAGCCCAAACAAATTTAGGATGGACATAAACATTTCCTTTGGCTTCCAGATGAGCCATATGAGCACGATACTCATCAGTGTTAATAACTCTAATAAGCTCCATAGCTTCACAAGCTGGAGATCCAGCTACATCTCTACTCTGTAAAATATCATCGTAAGTAAATACTCTAGCCTTATTGGTAAGACTATCCATAAATACTAACTCTTGTTTACGAGAGTAGATATATAACCCCGGATTTCTATCAAATTCATCACGCTCTTCATCAGTAACCACAGCCGAAGCGGTAGCATGAGAACCATAGAGCATACCAATAGATTTGGCAACTCCAGGTCCTCCAGATAAGAGAACAGCAACTGGTTCTTGACGGATTCCAGTCAAAGAAACATCATTACGCTCCATCTCAACAGTTATCTTATTCAAAGAATTACAATTTTCTTGAATTAATCTAAGAATACCCTCAGTATCTCTACTTCGACGTGTGTTCTTCAAGATTTGTCTTCCTACATCTAACAATGTAAGAATTTCAATATAATTATATTCAGTATGAGATAAAGTATTCCTATTATGTTTAAAACAAACTACTCTACATTTTTGCATAAATTCATCAATTTCAGTGCTAAATGTATTCAACAATGAAACAGGACTCAAATTAAGTATATCAGTCCTAATGGTATTGGCTATATATTGAATAAACTTCAACATAACCTTCGACAAGTCAACAACACCTTGCTTAGATCTTGAAAAATCTTTAACAAAATCGGTAACACGAATCGAAGCACTCTTACCGGACTTACCAGCAAGAATAGCCAAAGCAAAAGTTGCAACAACTTCTGCAATACCTTCAGCATCACTTTCACTCATCTGAGGTACTATCTCATCCATTTCTACTTCAGGATAAAGAGGTATAACCACGGAAGCTTCCATAGTAGCAAGGAGCAAATCATTCAATTTTTCACCACAAGACAATCCAAAATTAAAACAAGAAGCTACATACAAAGTATATGTAGTCCAGTTTTTAAATTTAGCATAAAGGCCATAAGTCACGACCAATAAAACGCCAGGGGTAAATCCTTCTCTAAGTGTACTAAAATATCCGTTAACTTGTTCTAGCGTATCGTTACCGGAATTAATTCCACTTAAATTAGGAATTTTTGATACTAATTTTTCCATTACTTGAATAAAATTCTTACGTTCTTCAGTATCAGGAAGTTTATCTTCAACAATATCGATCATATCAGGAATTTGCTCAGCGAAGGCTTTAAAACCAAACACATCAGTAAAAGCAGAAAATGGATTAACCATCTGGGGTCTTATGAAGAGTTTATTATTTTTATCATCCCTTAAGTATGAAAGCGGGAGTGGTTTCAAACAATTCTCTTCATAAACTTTCTTCAAATTACGGATCTTATTAGGATCATTTCGAATTTCTCTCAAAACTCGATAATGATTCTTATAATTAAGCTTATATTCCGATGAATATTTCTTATCAGACATATTCATCAAATGATTCATTGTATATTCCTCATCGTTAAACATCAAAAACATTTCACCTTCTGAGAAGGCTTTGACACGATTGGTCATAATCTGATCATTTAAATATGTTTCATAACATAATTCCAAAGAAACGCCTTCGGGGGCGTTATTTAATTGTTCCATTTTAACGAGAGGAGGGGTTTGTGCAACTGGGTCGGTCTGCTAGGTTCCGCATTTAATTAAACTCTGTTTTGTCAGAATGTTATCAAGAAATCAAATATGATTAATCTTCGAGAGATAAACTCTCATGATTTACCAATCGTCCCCAACCGCGACAGAAGGGGTGTTGGTTACACCAGCAACGGAAAACAATCACTAACCACAGACTAAACTGTTAGAAGATCAAATTCTCATTCATAGACCTTTAC